ACATCTACGATAACCCAGATTTAAATAAGGAGGAATAATCATGAAGAAAATAATGTTCAATGATGAATTTGGCTTAACCCAAGCCGTATTAGATGATCTAAAGACTATGACAAGAAGGATATTTTATATCCCTGATAAACTTGCTCCTTACCTTGATATTGACGATACATTTGACATTGCCGATAATTGTATTATTTGGAAAGATAAGTCTGATAATATTCGTATGACATTTGAACCTAAATATAAGGTCGGAGAAGTTATTGCTATTACGCAAAGTTATATGGATGTTGACCGATTTCATAGAAAAGGGAAAAATGCAGCTTACTTAGAATACTTGGATTCTATATTGCCTGAACTGAAATTACATCCCGGTTGGACTAATAAAATGTTTGTGAAAGCCGACCTAATGCCCCACCACATTGAAATTACCGGAATCAAGGTTGAACGCCTACAAGATATATCCGATGAAGATTGCTTGAAAGAGGGGATATATGAAGATTCGGGTGATGATAAGTTTCCACCATCCATATTTTATGAATTTGAGGGAAACAAAGACGATGGATTTGATACTCCACGTGAAGCCTTTGCTGTCCTGATAGATAAAGTTTCCGGCAAAGGTACATGGGATAGTAATCCATACGTATTTTGTTATGAATTTGTTTTAGTTGACTAAGGGAGGAATAGCCATGAACAGAGAAAGAAACAAATCCATTTGCCGAGAAAGACTATTGAAATTGCAAGAAAATGACATCAATAAACTTATAATAAGTGAAATTGCTGATTTGGCTTACTGTAACGGATATAATACCGTACTCGATGCTGCGGAAAAGGTTTTAAGTAACGAGGATTATTTTAAAATTGTGAAGCAATTGGAAAAGGAGGAATAACTATGAAATCAAAACAAGTATTATCAATCGAGCAAATGAAGCAGTTGCAGGAGCTTGGAATAGATACGAGTGATGCAAGTATGATATTCCAAAGAGGTTCTGCCACAAGACATAAATGGGTACTTCATGTAATGGGGTATGCAGACATGTCATTACGAGAAAAAGAATTTACTTACACCTTGCAGGATATTCTCGGCAAGTTACCGCGATACATAAATGACTTTGGTGCAAAATATAAGCTGCACATTGAATCTACTTTTGCTGGACCTTGGTGTATAAGTTATCAGATAGGAATATGTGAACCATTTGTTTTTAAATTGGCAGAAAATCCATTGAATGCAGCCTACGAGATGTTGTGTTGGTGCATTGAAAACGGATATATTAAAACTAATCAGTTATGAAGCAAGAAATAAACAGCAACCTACTGGCGGAATGTATGAAGGAAGCCATGAAAGTGGAATTCCTGGAAACTAGCGAAGAGATAGAATTATATGCTTATGCCCTGTATAATGCGGAAATGTGAGGGAAGAGTGTAAAGTAAAAGAGCGTCACCCGAACCACCAGATAGACGCCCTTCCATAATTCATAGTACAAATATACTATTTACTTTTAAATAATCGTACTATGTTTTCAGAAATATCAGAGTTAAAATCTATCAGAGAGCAGAAATCCAGATTGTCAGAAAGAGAGTCTGAATTATCTGCTCCTATTATGTCAGATCTGGATTATATTCCATCCATATATAAATGGTTTTGTGAAATACAGGACTTTAGGGATTGTCCGGGAAATAAGGGTAGCGTTCATATCAGAAAGAAGTTTATATTTATTATTCTTTTTCTTTATGCTCCCAGTGTCTTGGCCGGTGGGATAATGCCAAAATGACTTCGGGATAAGATTGCCGAATCGGTAAATATCAGCGATAAAACATTTATTTCCCACAATATCGAAACTGTGGTTGTTCTCTACAATAATTATAAGGACTTTCGGAAGGATATAGAATATATTTACACTGGAATTATTTCTCATCTAAGAGATGAAGGTTTAGTTTTAAATAAATAGAAATGGCAGCACCTAAAGGAAATCAATTTTGGAAGTTACATAGCAAACATGGTCGTGATACACTGTTTTCTACGCCTGATTTAATGTGGGAAGCTGCTTGTGAATATTTTCAATGGTGTGATGACAATCCTTGGCGTGTCATAAAAAATAAGACCAAAGGAAAGATGAAGGAAAAAGAAGATAGCCCAACTCAAAGACCATATACATTATCTGGCTTTTTGTCTTATATAGGAGCAAATAATGGATATTGGAGTGAGTTTAAGACAAGCCAAAAATATGAAGTATTTTCCGAAGTCATATCACGTATAGAGAATATAATAGAAACTCAACAGCTTGAAGGAGCTATTGTGGGGGCATTTAATCCCAATATTATAGCTCGTAAATTAGGACTTTCCGAGAAGCAAGATAGTACAATCAAATTGAAAGGAAGTATTCCTGTTATTGAATTCTTGAAAAATGGAGGGGTGAAGACATGAGATTGTTTAGCATAATATCGCAAGCGCCTTATGCAAAATTATACGAGAATGAAGATAAGTTTATTACAATTGTAACAGGTGGAAGAGGTAGTGGAAAAAGCTTCAATGTATCTGTTTTTTTGGAAAGACTTTCTTTTGAAAGAGGTCATAAAATTCTATTTTCAAGATATACAATGTCTTCGGCGTCTATGTCTATTATACCCGAATTTCAGGATAAAATAGAATTGGATTTTGCAAGTGATTGCTTTGATGTTACTAAAACTGACATAATCAATACTTATTCTGATAGTGTTATTATGTTCCGAGGAATAAAAACTTCATCCGGTGTTCAGACCGCTAAACTAAAGTCAATTCAAGGGCTTACAACTTTTGTATGCGACGAAGCGGAAGAATGGACTAGTGAAGAGGATTTTGAAAAGATAATGCTTTCCATTCGACAAAAAGGTATTCAGAATCGCATTATTATCATAATGAATCCGTGCGATTCTAATCATTGGGTTTATAAGCGATTTATTGAAAAAACTCATAAACTTATAGATATTGACGGTGTACAAGTTCAAATATCCACCCATCCGAATGTGCTTCACATTCATACTACCTACCTAGATAACCTGGATAATCTTTCGTCAGAATTTTTAAAAGAAGTACAAGATATGAAGGTTAATGATCCGGATAAATATGCTCACGTGGTTATTGGCCGTTGGGCAGATGTGGCGGAAGGTGCTGTGTTCAAGAAGTGGGGAATTGTTGATGAGTTCCCGATTTGGTGCAAAAAGGTTGCTTTTGGGCAAGATTTCGGGTATACTCATGACCCGTCCGCCTCTATTCGCTGCGGAATTATTGATAATGCTTTGTACTTGGATGAAGTAGATTACCGAACCGGGCTTCTTTCCTCTGATATCATTAAAACGCTTCGTCCATGGGGATTGAAGGTTATAGCCGATAGTGCTGATCCACGGTTGATTCAAGAGATACACAATGGAGGGATAAAAATATATCCTGTCGAAAAGGGTTCGGGTTCTATTAACGCAGGTATAGACAAAATGAAGACCATGGAGATTTTTGTAACTAAACGTTCATACAATCTTCAAAAAGAACTACGGAAATATGTGTGGGCTAAAGATAAGGATGGGAACTATATAAATGAACCGGAAGATCATGATAACCATGCCATCGATGCAGCTCGTTATTATGTATTGGGTGAGCTTCTTGGTAAAATTCAGAAACCCAAGGATTATTCGGGGATTTTTGGACGTTAAAAATATATCAATATGACATTAGAAGAGATTTTAGTATTAGAAGATGTAGATCAGAAGATCGAATATTTGAAGAAAGGACGTAAAACGGAGGAGCCTAATACCGGTGAAAACTGGAAGGATTGGAACGCTGATTTGCATGAGATCATTGTGGATAAAGAAAAATACCCGGACATCGAAGTTGTTGAAGAGAAGGAAAGGGAAGAATGGAATGATAGTACCGGTAAAAGCACTATTATCCCAGCTAAAAAACGTACAGAACCGTGTAACCGTATATCTATTCCGTTGGAGCAAGATATTACCAATATTCAAACAGCGTTTACAGTAGGGGTTGAGCCTAAGATGGATTGCGCTCCGTCAAATGAGGATGAAAAAGGGTTATTTTATGCTATTCAACAAGTATTGAAGAAGAATAAAATAAAGTATCAGAATAAACGTATAGTTCGTTCTTGGCTTTCTGAACAGGAATGTGCCGAATACTGGTATGCAGTCAAAGATGATTCGTTCTGGACTAAATTCTGGAATAAAATACAGAAGGCTTTCGGAGGAAGTGTAAGGCCGCAAAATAAGCTCCGCAGCGTAATATGGTCTCCATTCAGGGGAGATAAACTTTACCCTTTCTTTGATGATGCCGGAGATTTGGTTGCTTTCTCACGTGAATATAAAAAGAAAGATCTGGACGATGTAGAAAAAGTATGCTTTCAAACTGTTACCGCTACCCATGTTTACCAGTGGGAAAATACGAATGGGTGGGAAGCGGTAGAAGAGAAGTCTTTCAGGCACGGGTTCAAGAAGCTACCTGTTTTATATGGTTATCGTACAGAAACTTATTGCCATAAGATAAAGACTATACGTGTACGTATAGAGAAGATATTATCAAGCTATGCCGATTGTATAGACTACCACTTCTTCCCGTATTTAATGCTCTTTGGGGATGTGTCAGGCTTTACAGGAAAGAAACGAAACAGGATCATACAATTGACCGGAGATAAGGCGAACGCTCAATATCTGACCTGGAATCAGGTTCCTGATACGGTTAAATTGGAACTTGAAGGGCTTACTAACAGGGCGTACGATCTGACGAATACTCCACGTATATCACCGCAAGAGTTGAAAGGTCTTGGAAATGCCATTTCAGGGAAAGCGTTCAGGTATATTTTTATGGGTGCGCACATGGCGGTATCTAATCATGCGGAAGTAATTGGAGAGTTCTTTCAACGGAGGGTAAACTTTTTGGTATCAGCTTTGGCGGATATTAACCCATCCGAATTTGACAAGGCGTCCCAGACTATTGATATTGATGTGGATTTGGTTCCGTATATGATTGATGATATTGACGAACGAGTAGCAACGGCAGTTAGTGCAATAAATGGTAAAGTATGGTCCCGGAGAGAGGGAATTTTGTTTGCCGGTAATGCCGAAAGGGTCGATGAAGTCCTGAAAGAGATTGAGGAGGAAGAAAAGAATGAATCTTTAGAATCAGTCAAAAAGAATAATATTTAGGGTGTGTGGTTAGAAAAATTATGGGGGTTATACAAAAAGTGTAGGAAAAATGGAACAAAATAGTAAATCGTTGCAGTCTTTTTAATGTATAGTTCGATTTTAGCTCAAAAGACAAATAAACCACAATAAGCGAATTGTGGTTTTCCGGAAGTGAAAATTTTAGGCTTATAATTGGATATGAAATAAATTTGTGCATAGAAAATAATACGGCTATCCTCACGGCTGAAAGATATAACGCCATCGGTGAGAAGTGAGGAGCTTGCCTTTGGCGCTTTTTTATATGCCAGGCGTGGCAGGTTCAGCAAGTCGGTAAGGCGTGAGAGGTTCGAATCCTCGCTTGCTACAAAATCGGACAAATTAAAATCCCCAAAAGCGGAAGTGTCCGAGCCGCTGATGGGGATAGTATTAACTTTATGTTGCAAATATAATGATTATGGACCAATTAACAAAATCAAGTACAAGTGAAGAAATCAAAGAGTATTTCAATGCTATTTTAGCTTTGAAAGAGAAAAATGAACTTTATCCAGTAAATATTGACGATGTATGGCCGCTTGTCTATTCAGAGAGAGGGAAAGCTACACGAGCGTTAAAATCTAACTTCATTGAAAATGAGGATTATATACTTTTTGCCCAAAATGGCAAAAACCTCAATGGACGTCCTAAAGATGATTATAAACTTTCTTTGTCTTGTTTCGAATACTTTATTGCTCGGAAGGTTCGGCCTGTATTTGAGGTATATAGACAAGTTTTTCATAAAGTAGCCGAACAGAAGCCATTATCCCAACTTGAAATACTGGTCCAGTCTGCGCAAGCTTTGCTTGAACAAAGCAAACGGATTGAAAACGTAGAAAAGAGACTGGATGCAATGGAACAGGAGAGAGAAGAAAACGGGAAATTATTGTTGGCGGTTGCTGTTTCATCGGAAAAGGTTCCGGAAATTTCTCTTCGTGATAAGATCCGCCAACTGGTGAAC